GGGACAGAAAAACCAGCGAAACGACGCGCGGGACCAGAGTGGAGTTACCTCCCACTAAGTGGAACTGTCGACCCCGATGGTGATCTCGTACAAGACCACAGCGAACGGGGTGAGGCGGGGGACATCCTTGATGGGGGCGTAGAAGAGACCCACAGTGATGCGGGGATCTCCTCCAACGACGGGAGGGGGCTTGATCTGACGGCCAACACCGTAGTTCCCAAGGATAGGAACAGAGGCGAGCTGAGGAGGAAGAGCACCTTTAACGATCGACTGAGACACTGTGTACTCAGTGGTCGGAGCGGCGAAGAAATCTTCTTCCTTAGCGGGGATGGCGTCGCGAGACTGGGTCATGCACAGGAAGTGGTCGACGACGTTGTCGGTGGCGGCAGCGCAAAAGATGGTGCGGACCTTGAACTCTAAAACCTCGGCACGCGGGAAATAACGAATGTATTCAGCGACCGCAGTGATCTCGGAGAGCAATTGACTCTTGGACCAAGAACACGCGGTGCCAGCTTTATCGTCATTGGCGTGCTGGGCTTGAGTGAGGCGACCCACGAAACGGCGTTTCATGCCATTCCAGGCGTCACCAAGCACGCGGGGCGGGCTAGGAGAGGCTTGGTTTTGCTGACCCTGGTCGGCTGAAGTGGTGGCAGTGAACTGAAGAGACATAACAGAAAGTGAGCAAAGTGATATAAAGTGGAGGAAGGAGGAGATCAAAGAAAAAGAGTGTGGTAAGTTAAGGTTATACACGTCAGACCATGGGAAGCAGACCGGCGGCCGGCGCTAGAGCGTTGTAGATGCCGAGGGCGCGGGCGCGGGTCTTGCGAGCTTTTCGGCCGGCGAAAATCGGGGAGATACTGCGGACCAGCGCAGCGAGGCGATCAAGGCGATGGGAAACACCTGCGAGCGACTCGGAGAAGAGCTCAGCCGCGATCTCGGGATGATCCTCGTGCAGCAGATCCAACAGGACAGCGAGAGCGTCGAGCTCATGCGGGCGCAAGTAGTCGAAGAGCTCGTCACCCATGGCGTAGGCACTGCGCAGTTCCGTGGCGTAACTAACGGCAACGCGATCTTCATCACCGGAAGCTGAGGCATACAGGTACTTGAGTAAGAGCAGCCACGGGTTGCGGAAGAGGCCTTTGGCAGTGACGAACTGACCGCAGAAGTCGGCGAGGGCGACGTAGAAAGTCTTGGACACCGTGCGAACCCACTTGGAGAAAACCTTCGTCCAACCTTCCGTTTCCAGGAGCTCACCGTTGACAGCCATGTCGTCACCACCAAAAAGCGCGGGTTGAGTTATCTTCCCGTACTTCAGAGTGTTGACGGCGACGTTGTAGCAAGTGTTGAAGAAGAACGTGCCGGGTTCACCAGTGTCGCGGGCGATGGCCTTCACTCCGATGCGAGCAGAACGCTGCCGGGACTTCCAAAGGGCGTAATAGTGGATCAACTCCTCGGGAACGGAGAAGTGACGCGCCATCGCGATTTCCATGTTGAGACTTTCGCCACCCTGGGTGGAGTCGAAAGCCGAGAAATCGTTGATGGTGTTCACCTTCGAGTCGTCCCAAAGAGGAGCGATACGGTCAGAGAGCTCGGCCGGGGAAAGGGACACGTTGAACACGACGTTCTTCGGGGAGTGGGAGAGGACCTTGGCCTGAAGATACCGAACGACGGGACCGATGAGCATGATAACCTCCTCGTGACAAGTCGCGAGCGTTTGACCAGCCTTCGGCTTCTCGATGAAGAAAGCCTCGAGCTTACTCTTAACTTGGGACTTGATCCAGTTGGTCACCGTGAGGACGGACTCATCGGGGTCAGCACGAGAGTCATTGTTGAGGTGGGCCGCGAGGGATTTGTCGTGGCGCTTCAACTCCTGATCGTGAATGCAATGGACGAAGAGATCTTCATCAAAGGGCTGCTGATCAAAAGGAAGCTCCATAGTGCGGGCCAGGGCCTCGAACAACACCGCGCCGTGAATACCCGTGCTCTTGAGCTCCAACTCATTGGCGGCGTAAGAGGAACTCTTGAGGCGAGCATCATACGTGAACTCGACAAAAACCTCGTCCTTAGAGCTCTGCTTCGGGAACGCGTCGAGAATCGCCTCTGCGGGAGAGTCCTGGAACATCTCGGACATCCCGGCGACGGTCTGGAGCTCGCGGCGCTCGCGCTGGGTGGGTTCAGGGAACTCGGCAGCGAGCAGAGAGGAAAGCGGGACGTGGGGTAAGTGGGTGCGGGGCTTCGGGGAGAGGAAACTGGGACGGGTCGCGGGGTCTTCGGGAGCCTCAAGGGGGGAGAATCCGAGGTAGAAGGGACGCTGGTTCTCACTCGTGCGATCGAACATCGTGGCATGACCGTGAGTGGCTTTGGGGGCCACAGGGCGCTTGGACCTTCGGGACTCGAGGATGCGCGCGTGCTCTTCGTGAGAGAGACGACGGATCTCCATAGGGGCAAGGATGTCGGCGAAGTTCTCGGCGAAGTCGAAGACCTGTGACTTGAGGAGGGCTCCGAAAAACGGGTGAGCTTGGAGCATCTCCGGGAGCGCCAGCCCGCTGCTGAAACTAAGAACGAGAGTGTTCTTGGTGCGACAGACGAGCATGGCCAAATCCTTGAGCTGGGTACGCTTGAGCAAAGCACCCGAGATGGAAATTTGGACCGTGTCGTGACCTTGACCTTGGACGCCACCGAGCGTATAAGCGTTGTAACCGGCCGCACGGAGCTGTTGCACCTCGGAATCAGTAGCGGCGACAACCGGCCAGCGAGTCATCAGACGGGTGGACATGACGAGGCGACCTTCTTCGGGGTTGGTGGACTGCACGTTGAGGAACCGGGCAATGAACTGCGGGATGCGGTGGGACCAAAGGAAGTACTCCCCCTCGCGGAAGACGTGAGTGGCTTCAGGCGTCTCCAAGGCGAGCTGTGAGCGTTGGTCGGGGTTGTTGTAGTCGCACTGCGTGGGGTCTCCGAGTTTGATGAAGTAGTCCGAGTGGGTGGTGAAAACTAGACGATCGAGCTCGCCAGGAGCGTCAAGGGAAACCTCGTCGGAGATGGTGAGTAGACCTTGGCGGAGTTGGAGGGTCTCAGGAGTATTGAGGAGGTAGCCTAAATTGCCGGGCTTGACCTTCTCCTTCCAGTCGTCTCTCAAAGACGTTCGGGGCAGGGAGACCTTCCAGAAACCACGGCGGCCGGCAGCCATCTCAGAGCGTAGGAACTCTTGAAGTGGGTTGCTCTTGCCACACCCGGAGAAACCAGCGATCGTGCGGAGCTTGACAGTGCGCCTCTTCGTGAGCTCGACCTGATCCTTGTTTCGCTTGGTAAAACCACGCTCAACGCTGACACCTTCCAACTTGCGCATAACACCGGTGACACCTTGAGCCGTCTCGGAGACCAGGCGGTCGCACCTCTCCTGTGTAGCCGTGTACTCACGCCACTCACCAGGGATCCGATTGCCGTTAGAGTCGCGGAAGTTCTCCAGACGTTCGAGGAACTTGGCGAAACCGACGTCGGACGGCGGAGCGGGAGCAGCTCGAATCTTTCGGGGTCGAGGCTCACCGGTCCAATGCTCGGGGTTGCATGAGTGGCGGACGGTGCCAGCGTCGCGAGCGGAAGTCATGCCCACCGTGATGTCGGGACCGTGCAAACCTGTCAACTTCAGAGAGACCGAGAAGAGCACACCGATGACCGCGAAGGAGAACTCCGAAAAGCCGAGCTGCTGCCAAGATCGTAGATGGAGGGCGGGAACGAGGGAGCAGAGCTTGTTCCAAAGAGTGCGGGGCTCAAGATCGAGGATGCGGGCAACGGCAGTGAGACCGCAGGTCTCCTCGTAGGGAACGAAGGCCAACTCGTGCGCGTAAGTGGTCTGGAGGAGGGGGTTGGAGACCTCGCGAACACGCTTGCGAGCGACTGAGAGAAGCTGCGGAATGGAACAAGGGGAACCTTCAGCGATGGCGGAACGGGGAACGGCCTGGGCGTTGCGGACAGTGGGAAGGGCCTTCTTAACACCCGGGGCGACCTGCCAGTCAGCGGGCAACTCCTCGTCAGTGGTCGGGGGAGTGTTACGCGGGACCACTCCGGAATGCTGACCTCCGTGGGGAGTCGGGCGGGAGGGATCGTTGGCGAGGGTGAGGAGAGGGACCTTGACCTGAGAGGGACGGATGGTGACGGCTCGATCGGAGGGCGGGGGAGGGCGGGCGAGTCCCGTTGTGCTCGAGAGGCGGGGGACAAACGCACCGAGCACGGGAGAAGAGAAGCCAAAACCGGAGGACGAGGTGTCGCTCTCTTCGGCGTCGCCATTGTCGGAACTTTCCTCAACGGGGAGGACGGAGAAGCGATTAGGCGAGGCGACAGAGCGGGGGGAGGGGGAACGAGGCGGAGAGTGGGAAGGCTTGGGTGGGCTCGGGACGGGGACGGATGGGGACGGGGGACGAGGTGTCGCTCTCTTCGGCGTCGCCATTGTCGGAACTTTCCTCAACGGGGAGGACGGAGAAGCGATTA